TAATCTAAAGAGTTTGGATACATTAACCTGCTGGCAGTTGGTTTGGTGTCTGTTACTCTTATGGTATTTGACTTTAGTCAGACCCCTATTTTTTTTATGGAAACTACTCATTTTTCTTTTTGGATACCTTTTTCTTTTGCATAAGAGTAATACACCCCAACATAGTAATACTTATAAAGGACACACCACACTATAATATTACAATGGCAAATGTAAGAGAACAAAGAAGAACTATGAGAATTAATAAAATAGTTGAATGGGTAAACAAGGCTCAAGACAGATTTATAGAAAAAGAGAAACTAATAGCAATGTGTTCATTAGAGTTTAATTGTAGTAGAAGAACTGCTCTAGAATATATTAATACATTAGTATATGCTGGAAGGATTAAACTATGAAACATTGGGAATCCTTTATCTGTCCTAAATGTAAGAAAAAGATATATCTAGAACTAGAAGACACTCCTAAAGACAAACAATGGAAGATAGTAGATGCCAAATAAAAACTATCAGAAAGGTAGAAGGAAAGAATATAAGGTTTGTAACATTATGAAGAAACTAGGTTATCAAATAGCTCAAAGAACAGCTGGTAGCCACTCTCCTTTTGATATAATAGCAGTTAATTGGCTAACGAAAGATATAAAACTAATACAATGTAAACCAGATACTATGGGAATGACTATGATTAGAAGACTATTAGAAGAAAACGACCAGTTGAATGGAACTTATAAGGTAGAATTTGAAGTTAGATAAGTGGCAACAGGAAGCTGTAGATTATGAGGGAGACTTATGTATAACTTCTGGAAGACAGAGTGGTAAATCTACTGCAATAGCTCAAAAAGTTAGGAAATATGGACAAGCAAACAAAGGAAAGAATGTTCTAGTTATAGCAGCAGTTGAAAGACAAGCATATTTACTCTTTGAGAAAATACTTTATGAGTTTGAAGATAACTGTAAGAATTTAATTAAGAAAGGAAGACACAGACCTACAAGAAGTAAACTTCAATTAACTAATGGAACTGTAATCCATTGTCTCCCTACTGGATTAAGTGGATTAGGAATTAGAGGTTATACAGTTGATTTATTAATAGCAGATGAAGCAGCATTCATACCAGAAGCAGTATGGACTGCTGTAACTCCAATGCTAGCCACTACCAAAGGAAGGGGTGGGTCAATTGTTCTTCTATCTACCCCTTTCGGTAAAGGTGGTTACTTCTATGATTGTTATAAGAATCCAGACTTCAAAACATTTCACATTAGTTCAGAAGACTGTCCAAGAATAGATCAGAAGTTCTTAAAGAGAGAACAAGAAAGAATGACTAAAGTTCAGTATGCTCAAGAGTATCTAGGACAGTTCATTGATGAATTAATGCAATTCTTCTCAAGCGACTTAATTACTAAGTGCATGAGTTCCCACCCAGACCCAAACTCCTCGAATTCTATGGGTGGGATTAATTATCTGGGAGTAGATGTGGCAAGAATGGGTGGCGATGAAACCGTTCTCTACTCCCTTAACTTCTCAAATAACAAATTACATGAAATAGACTTAGATATTAGTAAAATGACTATGTTACCAGAAACTGTAAGGAGAATTAAACATGCTAATAACAGATATAACTATAAAAGAATATTTATCGATGATGGAGGACTGGGAGTTGGAGTATTTGATGCATTATTGGAAGATTCTGACACAAGAAGAAAGGTCGAAGCTATCAATAACAGTAGTAGAAGCATTACTAGAGACACTAATAGAAAGAAAAAACTATTAAAAGAAGATTTATACACTAACCTACTGAAATTGATGGAAGATGGAGTTATCCGGTTAAAAGAAAACCCAGAAACCATGTTATCTCTCAAGTCAGTTCAGTATGAATATACTGCAGATGGTAACATTAAAATCTTCGGAAAATACACTCATATAGCAGAAGCACTCATAAGAGCTGCTTGGGGCTTGCGACAAAAAGGCTTAAATATATATATTTACTAGAGTATAGAAAATGGGAAATGTTAAAGTAAAGGATAAAGAAGGAATTGAACAAGAAATTGAGGTTACTGATGATGCTTTAGCATTAACATTAGCAATTCAAGAGCTTACAAATGTTTTAATTCATAAGAAGGTGTTAAAATCGCTGTAACATCTATAATGACAACAGAAGTAGTAATAGATGGCAAAGCTGGAGCTGGAGCAAGTGCTTCTTATACCGAAGCTATGAAAGATGCAGCAGTATTAAGAGGAGAAGCAATGGTTAATGATTTCTGTAAGTATGACTTCTCAACAAACTGGGCAAGTATGGGTGCAACTACTAAACAAATGCTTGGAGACATAGTTTCAAGTTTTGTAGCTATGGAATGGATATTATACGATACTTCTGCTTATATTGATAGAAATGAAGCAGCAGATAAGGTAAATGCTCTTAGAGACTCAATGCTTAGGAACTTAGCAGCACTATCACAAGACCAAGATGTTCAGAAATTCATAGGGAGAGCTATCTAATGGTTTTTGAACATGATTGGAAGAATTTTCCAGAGTTATCAAACTCTCAAATGGACGAGTTATATTTTCTTAGTCCACATAAACAAATTACTGAAAATATTAGAGTTAAAGTTATCAAAGTCCATGATGGAGACACAATTACAGTCCAATGGAATGAAAGAGATTTTAATTTTCCAGTTAGAATAGTAGAAATAGATGCACCAGAACTAAATAGACCAGGTGGACATAGAGCTAGAGATTTCCTTAAAGGACATATAGAGGGAGACTTAGTAGAACTACTTATTGATCCAGAAAATAGAGTAGAGAAGTGGGGAAGATTACTAGCAGATGTAAATGCTGGTGGATTCGTAGTATCAGAACTAATGCTCTCAAGTGGTCATGCTTTACCTTTTGAAAGAAGAAGAGAGACAGAATTACCATTAATCGCAAAGGAGATGAACATTCAAAAATGGCTGCCCCGTTAATTTCAAAAACAACAACCCCTTTAGTGGGAACATTCGATTTTAATGATATTGCAGATGGAACTGGAGTAGTTGTAAACTATCTTTATGTAGGAACTTCTGTAAATAGTGGAGCAGAAAGTCAAGTATATAAGATAGGTAGAGAGACTCCAATGTCTGAAATAATAGAACTAACTGGAGCAACTGGTGCTGGAAGCACTTATGATTTTTATACAGGAGAATTTAGCTCTCCTAGAATAATGCAGGGAACAGCTATACTAAGTTTTGGATGGTGGGCAAATGATGCAGCTAGAAATGGAACAATACAAGTTAAACTATATCATGTTAGAGGACTTACTAATACACAATTAGGAGAAACTGCTAATTTAACACATCCAGGCTCTGGAATAACAGAAAACTTAATCTTTTCTGGATTAGGACCACAATTATTCACAATAGGAGACCAGTTTAGAATAGAGATAGTATTAGCTACAGGTAATGGAGCATTGATAAGACTAGGAGTAGACCCACAAAATAGTGATGGAACTGAATTAACTCCAAGTAGTGCAGTAGAACAAACACAATTCATAGCAAGAATACCTTTTAAGATAAGGCAATAAAATGGGAAATAAAGACATAGGACAGGCAGAAGCAAGTAATTTAAGTAATGCAATTACAGACTATTCAGTAGATGCAGTAACTACAGATGGTGCTGGAGAGAGTAAAGAAACTACTTGGAGTAACTCCGAATGGACACAACAGCTAGGTTACTACAAGAAAATACCAGAAATGAAAGCAGCAATAGATGCTAAAGCTACTTGGACAGTAGGAAAAGGATGGAAAAGTAATCCAACACATTCAATATTTTTAAATCTAACTAAAGGAAATGGCATAGATACTTTTAATACATTATTAGAAAATATGATACGAACTTATCATATAGGTGGAGATGCTTTTGCAGAAGTCATAAGAACTCACACAGGAAAACTAATAAATATCAAACCTTTAGACCCACAAACAATTACAATAGTAGCCAATAACAAAGGACTTATTATTAGATACGAACAACAATCAAAAGTTAAAGGCAAGAAACCAGTTAAATTCAAACCAGAACAAATATTCCATTTATCAAGAAATAGAGTAGCAGATGAAATGCACGGAGAATCTATGATAGATGCTCTTGTGTGGATAATCAAAGCTAAAAACGAAGTTATGGAGAATCAAAAAGTAATCATGCAAAGGTATGTTAAACCTTTAATTGTATGGCACTTAGATACAGATAACCCTACAGAAATTGCAAACTTCAAAGCTAAACAAGATGCAGCAGTAAGTAATGGGGAAAATATGTATATTCCTAAAGATGCTGTAGTTCCAGAAGTAGTAGGAGTAGCACCTAATGCAACTCTAAACCCTATGGCTTGGTTACAATACTTAGATGATAAGTTTACTCAAGCTAGTGGAGTTCCAGATATTATACTGGGCGGATCCAAAGCTTTAACAGAAGCAAGTAGTAAGATAGCATACTTAGCATTCCAACAAACAATAGAAGAAGAACAGTTATACATTGAGGAAACTGTAGCTTTTCAATTAGGATTAGAAATAGAATTAGAGTTCCCAGCAAGTTTAGAGAATGAATTAATCTCAGACAAACAAAAAGATAAGACTAATGGTGCAGCACAACCTAACGAGGTGCAAGCATAATGGTAGAGGGCACAACTATAAGTAAATTTAAGAGAGGAACTGGAAAGTTTACAGGAGATACTGGAAACCCAGTTCTAAATATAGTAGAAAGTTTTAGAGCTAAATGGGGATTAAATGAAGAAGAATTTCAAAACTTAATAGTAGATGCCTTAGACTTAGGAACTTCTTTTGCTGGTGGGGGTGCAATACCTAGAAAAACATTACAATCTAGTTTAGATGTATTAGAAAAACAACTAGCTAAAGAGGGAGTAGAAGCGACAGTTAAAAAAATACCAGCAAAAGTAAAAGGAATAGCTGGGCATTTTGTATTTGGAGATGAAACTAGATTTCTATGGAAAGAAGATACAGATAAGATAACTAAACTTATGGGAGACATAGGAAAAAATAAAGGAGATGCTAGTATAGGTAATCTTTTCAGACAATTTAAAAAAGCAAATCCAAACTCAAATATCAAAATTGAAGACATGCAAGATTTTGTTAATAAACCTACTAAATTCACAAGTCAAGCAGATTTACCAGCTGCATTAAAACAAGCAGATACAGGTATTAGAGCTTTAACAGAAGAAACAGCAGAAGAAGTAGCTAAACCTAAAACAGTTCAAGATTTAATCAAACCTATTGAGAAAGAAATGGGAGAGAGACAAAAAGCTAATCTTATACAAGTTCAAGAATATACTGAAAAAGTTGCAGATAAGATAGTTAAAGAAGTAGGAACTCCTAGAAAATTATTAAACTGGATGAAAAAGAATCCAGCAAAAGCAACAGCATTCGCTGGACCAGTTATAGCAGCAGCTACAATATCAAGTGCATTTCACTTATTTACTGGAACAGTATTAACAGGACAGGGAGTAGCTTCTACATTCACTTGGGCTGGAGTAGATAACATAGCTGGACAGGGTGGATTTTATTTTACAGAATTAAAAATAGCAGCAAGAGAAAACCCAGAAAGAGCAGCAGAATTAATGGCTTTAATGGAAGAATACGATAAAACAGTTCAAGTTGCAGATGAATTTATAAATTTAGCAACAGCTACAACTCCAGTATTAATGCCAGCTCAAAAAATGATTAAAGAAGCTTTTAATGCTTCTGTTCAAAAAATGGCTTTTGAAAGAGGAGAACTACAAAATATTTTAGATATGGAAAAAAGAAAAGAAGAAATGGATGTAGCTGGAATAAATGATCCAGGAAGAGCAGATGAAGAGGGTAGAGTTCAAGAATTACCACCTGGAGCTACAGAAGAAGAATTTGATGAAGCAAGAGAAAGAAACAAAGCTATAACCTTAGCAGAATCTCAACAAAAAGAAGAAGATAATAGGAGAAATGCTAAAGCTTTTCAAGCACCAGCTCCTAGAAGAACTAGTGGATTAAGAACAGAAGCTAGTGAATCCCCTGTAGGTAATACTAAGAAACAAAGAGTAGGGGGGTTATTATAATGAAAGAAACAATAAAATGGAAGTTAATTAATTCAGGTATTGCTGGTGCATTAGTATTTTGTGGTGCATTTGCAGATGGAATATTAACTCAACAAGAATTATTAGCGTCATTAGGTGGTGCAATGATAGTCTTTCTGACTAAATTCAGAGATTCAATACAAACATCTAAAAAGGGTGTTTGCTTATTTAACTTTTTATAGGAGAACTAAAATGGAAAATGAAATACAAAAAGAAAATGAGACTCAAGAGAATGTGGAAGAAGTTTCTCAAGAAGCTCAATTGGATAAGAAGATACAAGAACTAAAAGATTTGACTGAACTTAATTCAAAGACTCTGCAAGATATTAAAGTAGAGAAAGCATTAAGTGGTAGTGCAGATGCTGGACAAGAACCAGAAGCACCTAAAGAAGAAACACCAGAGCAATATAAAAATAGAGTCATGTCTGGGAGTTTAGAATGAAAGAGGATTTAGGTATTAAAGTTGTGGACAAGGATAAGGTTTATTGGGAAAACCTTAAAACTAACATAGAAAATCAATTAGAAGAAGCTAAAAACTCTATAATTGTGAACGAACATATCTTATTACTAGTAAAGAAAAAACTTAAATAGATGTGTTTGTAGATTATCTTATAAAATATTATGGAGATAATCAAAAATGGCAACATGGACATTAGTTTATGAACAAGCAGTGCCAGTTCCAATGATTTGTGCAGATGGTGCAACAATCGAAAAAGGAACTCTATTAACACTAGCAGACGGTATGATCGTAGCAGCAGATGCTGGAGATGCAAGTGTAATAGCTGGAGTAGCTGCAGAAGAAAAGATTGCAAACGATGGTAAAACAAAGATTGCAGTATATATGAGAGGAATATTTAAAGCAACTTGTGGTGGAAACTGCACAGTAGGAGTAGGTCTTATGAGTTACTCATCAACTGGAGATGCTAACGATGTAATTAATGCTACAAATGCAGCAGTAGGTTACAAATGTTTAGGAACTGCTTTAGATACAGGAACAGACGGAGAAACTATATTGGTAGAACTTATGCCAGGAAGTAATCCAGGAGCATATGCATAATGGCAGATACAAGTGCAATGGCAGATATTAGAGGATTGAATATAGACAAACTCGCTAAGGGATTCGCAGATGAAGTCCTAATGATGAAGAAGTTTGTAAGCAATAGCTCAACTTCTGCAAGAGAAATTAGATGGTATCAAAAGACAGCTGGATTCTTATCTGGAACAACAACAACTGATTTGACTGGAGAGCTTATGGCTAACACAGCATTCAAATCTTTACCTTCAGTAGTAGAACAAAGCTGGACTAGAAACACATCTTATGTAAGGAAATACTTCGTAGAAAGTCCTTTACTAACTATGGAAGATATTAGAGATACTGATATTGACTTAATGGGTGGTAATGTAAGAGACTTAGTTCGTGGTGTAAGTAACCAAGTAGACAAGAGAATCTACAATGTGGTTTCAGATACTGTAACAAGTGTTCCAGCAGATGGTAGTTCAGTTCCTAGTGCAGGAGCAGTAGCAGACGGCTGGGATGATGCAGTAACAGGTAATCCTATCTATGATATACTAAATGCAAAGGAAAGTATCCGAAGCTTTAGTTATGACCCAGAAGGTGCGATTATGTTATTACATCCAACGGATCATAAGAACTTGATTAACTATTTAATCAATGTTAAAGGAAGTTCAATACCTAACTTCTCAAGTGAGAAGGTAAAGACTGGTGTAGTAATGGAAATCTTAGGAGTAAAAGTAGTAGTAAGCACAACATTTACAGCAGACTATGCAATAGTATTTGTTCCAGGAAGAACAGCTACATGGAAATCTT